CAGTCGTATAAGCGTACTTGTCGGCAGCCGTGCCGAGAGCAGCCAGAGACTGAAGCGTGGCATCATATGCCTGCACGTTCGTGCCGATAGCTAGACCGAGATTGGTGCGTGCAGTGGCAGCATCAGAAGCACCAGTGCCGCCATCGACAACAGCAAGATCAGTAATGCCAGTGATCGAACCGCCAGTAATCGTCGGGGTGGTAATGGCCAGCCCACTTGCAGGGGTAATAGGGCCAATAGAATTGCCGGTAAGGCGAACGTTACCGACAGAAATAGAGCCATTGCCGACATTCAGCGCAGTGGCAACGCCATCACCAGTACGCACTGGCTTTTCGGTAGCGGCCACACCGCCATCAAGATGCAGAAGCTGCCCGTACGTATCGCGTACCTTGGAGCCTGTAAGTGATGTCGGCATGTATCCCTCTTGAATAAGAAGGTAGGGGGCCGGGGCCCCCTACTATTAGCTCACCGTCGCGCTGAACGGAGTGGCTTCGCTGCCATTACCGACAGTCACGCCACTAACACTATAGAGGTTAGTGGCCACATCGACCAGCGTAATCAGACCGCCAGCAAGACCGCCAGTGGTGCCGCCGTTGAGAGTGATCGTGTCACTAGCAGCGACAGTACCAAACGTGGCGGTTGAACCATCAGCCTGATCCGTAACGATCAGCGAACCGGCCATCACGTCAGTGGCGTCGGCCACCTTGATGATATCGTTGTTCGACGTGACCGCAGTACCGACGATAAAGCGGAAAACAGCACCCGAACCAGTTGCAGCCGGAAGGGTAGCCGTAACACCAGCCGCACGGTTTAGAACGACGACCTTCTGATCGTGATCCGCAACCGTAACAGCCAGAGTAGCGGCGGCAGCGGCGACAAGCCGAGCCGACGTATCGGCAGCAGCATTGATTTCAGCAGCCGTAGCAGCAACCGCAGTACCACCGATAGACGGTGTGACGAGGTTCAAGCTATATGCCGTACCCCCATTAAGGGTAGGGTTGTCTTGTGCAATACCGGTGTAAACACCCATGAGTTCTCTCTCCTATGAAAGGAGGGGGCTTGCGCCCCCTACCATTACGTTACGTTGGGGATCGAACCGGGGTTGGTGCCAGCGTCGATAACGATGATCGAGAGCAGCACCTTGGCGACATCCGTACTCGCAGTGTTGACCGTCATCACCACAGCGGTGTCGGCAGTCAGGAACGCAGCGGTAGTTGCGCCGGTCATGGTAGCGACCGTGGTGTTGCAATCAAAGTCGTTAGCGAACAGCGTCAGCGAACCCGTGATACCGAGGTCGATGGTCGCTGCGGCACCTTCCGCCTTGAGCAGCTTGACGCTGCCGCCGACGATGTAGGTACCCTTCGGCAGGGTCGCGAGCACGAGCGTATCGGTATTTGCCAGCGCGGTAGCACCGGCAGCCGTACGAGCGGCAGCGATCTTGGCGAAGTCGATGGTGTACTCCATCACCATAAAGCGATTGGTGTACGAGGAGGCAAGGGCGACAGAACCCTTATTAATGCCGAGGCTGTCAGTATATGCAACCATTATTCAGGTCTCCTTAGAACTGCACGACAGCCATCGACAGTGCTTCCGGCTTAACGACCTTATAGCCGTAAACCTGAAGACCGCGAATGATGTCACCGAAGGTGCTTTCCGCGCGGATGCTCTCCATCTCCGTCATCTGCGATGCGAAGGTGAGGCCCATCTTGGTACCAGCGATGACGCTGAACTTGCCGGAAGACACGTTGAGATTGTGGCTGACATAGACCGTGAAACGGTCGATCATACCAAGGCGACCGTTACGCATGATCGACTGGCTGTCGCCAGACAGAGAAGCGTCCTTGAGTTCGGACTTCTTGATGAGACCAGCCATGCGGGCCGGGATCACGAGGAAGCGACCGCTCTCAGGGCAGTTGCTCTCATCGAGCACGGTACCCATGTCAACGATCAGATCGGTCACCGGGGTCGTCGCACCAGCACCATCCTTGGTGACAGTGAGAGGGGCCACGGAAGTACCGAGGTTGAACGCAGCCGAGATACGACCAGCGGTCGCACCCTTGTTCTGGGCAGAGATGTCGGGCAGCATGTCGGTCAGAACGCGCTGGTCGATCTTGATCTTCATCTGCTCGGACGCATCCTTGGACCACGTGTCCATGAGGTTGATGTCCGACTGCACCTTGTCGATGTCGTCTTCGACGCAAGCGAAATACTCGCCCTTGTCGATGAGAAGCTGCAGCTTCGGCTTGTCGGGGTTCTCCACGACAAGGTTCTGACCCTTGACGTAATCACGGATCGTGATGTTGGGCTGCGTACGGATGTTGACCGTATCGCCCTGACCCTTGATTTCGCCTTCGTAGTCCGTGTTAGAAATAGCCGCGAGAACAGTGGCATCGTAGAAGTTCTCGATGAGCTTGCCCGACCAGATTTCCGGAATGAAGTTGCCGGAATAATTCGGGCGTCCGGGTGCGACAGGAAACGCCATTTATGTGCTCCGTTTAACCATTAGCGACAATGCGATTTTCCCGCTGTGCGGAGAAGATATCGCGTTCAATACGGTCGCGCTCGGTCTCACGGCCTTTGTAAACGCCCTTGCGTACGTCATCGAAGAACTTTGAAATCTCCGAAGGCGAGTACGTTTTGGGTTTGTCACCAACGGGTGCAGCCGCGTTGCGGCTACGTCCGGGGGCGACCTGTTTCTCTAGCTGAGACTTTGCAGCGTCCCGAGGTTCTTGAGCAATGCTGTGGCCTGTATTCCCCTGCCATGCAGAGAAGAACGCAGCAACACGACGAGCATCCAGACTGCGCTGGGCATTCTCAAGGTGAGACTGGCGGGTAACACCCGTCAGCGGATCGACCTCAAGGAGCCAAGAGTGAAAGTCCTTGCTCTGGTTGATATCGCGCCAGTTCGGAACAACCGCTGACAGATCAGCCCAGAATGCCTGCTCAACCGACTGAGCCTGTCGCTGTGCGACCTGCTCGACACGCGGAACAACGCTTACCTGAAGATTACGCATGGTATTCTCCAGATCAGCGATCTTCTGCTGATAGTACGATGTCTCTTCCTTGGTCACGCGGCGCATGACTTCGATAGAGTCCCCATACTCCTCAATATCTTTATCGGTGATGAGCTTAGACTGGGCAGGCGCTGCCTGTGCAGATTGAGACGAAAGGGACGAAAGCAGCTTTTCAAGCTGTTCAACCCGTGCGGTGAGTTCCTGCTTTTCCCCCCGAAGTCGGGCGGTGTCGGCATTATACATACCCTGAAGGGTGCGATAACGCTGTTCAGCAGTATCGTCTGCGGTGGTAGCCGGTCGTCCTTGCTCGTTAGACGCGGCTTCAGGTGCAGTCTTACTAGCACCGTTGGCTTCTGCAGATGTGGCTTCGGGCGCGCCCGCGCCTTCCTGCTGATCAGCAGGCGGCTGTTCGTCGGCGTGCATCTCGGCGTACAACTTGGTGATAGCCTCGGTCTGCTTACGTAGCTGCTCGGGTAGGGCCATTACAAACGCTCCTCTCGGTATGCGTGCCAGTGTCTGCCGCTATCGGTTCTTCGATTGTGCGGTCAAATCACGAGAATTATTAACAAGTTTGCACAACTCTGTCAATACTTGGCATCTGCCTTGGGCTGTAGCGACAACCGCAGCAGATACATTGGGTAATTGCTCAAGCTCATGCTGCCGCCACTCGTTCAGCCACTTCGCTACCTCTGGGTAGTGAGAAGCCATGCGGGCAAGCATCCCAACCAGTTCTGGCTGCGGACGTATCATCGGCCAGTCTGCTGATTAGAAACGATATTCGTGCCGCCAGCGGGGGTACCGCCAACGTCCATATTCTGTGCGGCAGGGGCCTGCCCCGGAGGCTGAGCCTGCATAGACAGTGCAGCTTGCTGCTCCATGGCACGCTTCTTGGTAGCCAAGTTTTCACGCGAAGGAACGACTTCATCAACCGGCATCTGCAGCCCCTTGGCGATTTCGCGCAGGATGGCAGCGCGTCCATCCGGACCCATGATACCCATATCAATCTCGTTGGCCGTGGCATTCAGGAACTCAACACGACGGACGTTCGTGGTTTCCTTAACGGCAAGATTGACAGCACCGCGCGGCACGACCTGCGCGTCACCCTTGATGCTCTCGTCATCATCATAACGCATGTTGTAAACAAACTGCCGCTGGATGATCGGCTTCACGACATCGTGGTCAATATGCATGACGACCTGTCGGATACCCTTACCAGCGGAACCCATCAGCATGGACAGACCAGACGCGGTACGACCAGCGCCCTGCACATCGGTGTCTCCGTAGATATACGAAGGAATACCAGAGTGGTCATCAGCCAAGCGGCTGAACCGCTCATAGACAGCCATCAGGGTAGACGAGTTGTCGTTCGGCTGGTTGAACCGGACAGCGGGTGCGGAAGAGCCCAGCGGGTCATTAAGAACCTGCCAGATTTTCCACGGGTGCATCTGAGTGATGTCCTCGTTCGGCGGGATACGCTCAAGGTTCACTTCGACCTGCGGGCCGGATGCGATGCCCATGTTGTTAACCAGTGCGCGGGCAGCCGCGTTGCAGATGTTCTGGAGGTCTTCGATGATCTCAGGGATAGCACGACCCCAGAACGACCCCGGCGTCTTGATGAACGAAGTCTTGGCGTAAGGCTTCTCGCCCAGCGGGTCGTAGTTCAGCACCGCCTTGATCACCAGAGTGCCGACCATCCAGACGTTCGCGTCGTATTCCTTGGCTTCGTCAGGCACCTCGGCTTCCGTCATGCCCCATTCACGGAGCATCTTACCGGACACCTTGCCCCAGAACTCCAGTGCGTCGAACACATCAGTCGGGCGCATTTCGGTGTAGAACTTGCGTTCCTCCTCCTCACGAGCGTACTCGGTCGGCTCGAAAACAAACGCCGCCTCAGGCCCATTATTCAGTGCCTGACGGATAGCTTGGTCGTCATAACCCGGAATGCCAATCAGATCAGCCAGAGCCTGTCGGGGAAGCTCGTGGTGCTCGAACAGATAACCGTCGTTGATCCGGGTAATGCCCGGTTCGATATAGATATTGAACGGGCTGACACGCTCAAACTCGGGAGCGATACGCTCGCCCTGTTCCACGGCGGTACGCCCGTTAGGATCAGATATCCACTTCAGAAAACGCTGGCGGCGGACAATCGGGCCCTTGAGGAAAGCGCAGGGAAACGTCACCAGATCAGTCAGGAACTCGTTAAACGCATCTGCCCAGCCACCCTGTGCAAGCTGGTCCTCGATGCGGATTTTCATCTTGTCAGCGCGGTTCTGCGCCGCCTGCAGGACCTTGAAGCGGAACTGCTGGGCGATGACTTCCTTCAATTCCAGCAGGTCATTGCGGGTGGGGGCCTGACCTGTCTGCTGGATGGTGACCATCACCTGCTCGGCAAACGCCTGCTTTAGCTCATCCATCTGGACGGGCGACAGGTCGGGCTCGGGCGTCGGATGCATATCCCACGGGGGCGTGCCGTTATCCATCAGGATATCACGCAGCCAGCTTTCGGCGGCGCGGCACTTGATCTCGGTGAGCATCATGTAAACTTCTGAGCCACCCTGCGCGCGGATGGCGTTCAGCTTCTCGGGCTCATACTCGCCGTTTCGCTGCCGCAGCGCCTTGAGCATGATGTCATTGATCGGGTCTTTCGCCATGCGGGCGGCGTCCCAGCAGGTACGCAGATGAGCCGCCAAACCCAGAATAATCGGGTTCTGCTGACGCGCTTCCATCTCAGCCTGAAGCTGAGCGCGCTCCTGCTTGGCAAGTTCGTCGCCACTCACAACGCGGAGAAGTGTAAGACCGGCCATTTATTTGTACCTGCATTTCTTGCGGAAGTTATCCCATTCGCCACCGCGCCTGTGACACTCCTGCATTCTCTGTTCATCTTCTGGCGACATACGCTTAGTAACATATTTTAGTACATGCGGCCATAATACCGTTAAAGACCGAGAGCCAAATTCGATCCAGAAAGCAGGCCGCTGCGCGACCATATACGCCCCGGCCCCAAGGCCGAGGAGTATAATAATGGTCGCTACAGCTTCCTGCCATGTCATCAGGCAGGCTTCTTGTTCGGCACCGCCCAGACCAGCACGGGGGTAAGCAGACCGATGATGGTGGCCACCGTATCGTGGCTCAGCCACGCAAGGTTAATACCCGAAAAGGTCTGTACGATGAACAGGATGCCCATGATGGCGGCGACCAGCGCCTTGTCGATTGACGTAAACATAAGGTTGTCCTTTCTTTACACTGGGAACCCATTCTTCTTGGCCCAGACTTTGGCCGCGAAGGACGGGCAGGCTTTCTGAACACCCGGAAAATCACGGTGCCCAAGAACTTTGGCAGTAGGGTACATTTTTGTGAGCTTGGCGACAAGCGACCGTAAAGACTTCCACTGTGCTGGCGTGAAGTTGTCTGCTGGCTTCCACGTCTTGTCGTCAATGCCGCCGACCATGCAGATGCCGACGCTATCAGCGTTATGCCCCTGAACATGAGAGCCAATGTCACCAACGGGGCGACCTGTCTCAATCACGCCATCACGACGGATCACGTAGTGATAGCCAATGTCCTTCCAACCTTGAGCGAGATGCCACTTCCTAATCTCCCAGCTGCCGATATCCATCTTCGGGTCGGTGGCAGAACAATGGATTACGATGTCGGTTAGTTTACTCACGAGAACATACTTCTTAGGTAAGCCCCCAAAGAAAGAACGAACGCCCCAAGCGTAGTCCACCACTTCTTTTCCATCGTGCCTATCCTTCCGGAGTGGTCAGCTATCTTCTCCGCGTGGTGGTCGAGCTTTGTCTCTATCCGAGCCACGCTCTGGAGAATCTTGTCTACTTTTTCGGGTGTGGTCATTTTTCAACCAAATGCGGAGCTTCTCCTCGTTGGACTTCCGGTTGGACTTCATTTGTTAATTGCGTATGCGTAACGCTCCCACGTGCCTACATCTTTTCCGCCGATTGAAAGCCCGCTCTGGTAGTAGGTGAACGGCTGTGCCATAATCCTATTCTGAAGGTCCGTATTGTACTCCGGAAACAGGCTAGAGTTCTGGCACAGATAGCGGTACATCTGGTTCGTGTAGAAGTTGGCGTTCTGCCGTGCCCGCTCCAACTCCCGGTGGTAGTCGCTCTGAGAGATGGCGGTGGTGTTATCCGATGATCTAATTACCAGACCACCGTTGTCTATCTTGACGTACAACGAAGGCATGAGCTCCACCATCGTCCACCACGCTGTCGCCTTGCGAACGTAGGTATTCATCAAGGTGAGATAGTTCCCCGCGAGGGTGGAGTTCTCTACCTTATCCTTTAGCGCGTCGTAGAGGTCCGAGCCTAGATAAAGCTGGAGGTTCTTATCCTGCGCTAGGATGCACGCTTGCACGATGTAGTTTTCGTCTACTCCCCCGTTTAATTGGGTGATACGCTTCAGGTAATTCGCGTCAATGAATAGGACTTCCATTATCTCGGGCTGGTAAAGTTCTTTTTCTCTAGGCAACCACGGTTAGCCATGTCGCGCGGACGCTTCGCGACTAGCGGGTCGCTCTCTTAGAGTCTGCTCTTGGCTCGCTCG